AATGACTTAGATTTAGTAGGTAGTGAACTTTGGAATCAGTGGTTAGACCACATAGATATGATTTTGAATAACCAAGAGTATGATTATGTCGACCCACTCAAATTGGCAAGAAAGTTAACAATAGATGATTCGACAGAAACTTTAAAACAACTTGAAGATGAAGAACCTGACGAAGTAGATGTTTATAGAGGAAATGAACAACATAATGAATTGGAAATCGTTGAACACGTTATCAAGATTACAGATGATTTACCGAGAAGTGGTAAGGAGTTATTACTAATGGGTGGTGCCTATGGACATATGAATCATCCTTTCGACGATAAGGATTTAACATTCAAGGATTTAAAACGAATAATTCAATTAGGTTTGGGTGGACAACTAAATAGAGAGGATAACGTTACAGAAAAAACTGATGGTCAAAATCTCATGATAAGTTGGCGAGACGGAAAACTTATAGCTGCTCGTAATAAAGGACATTTAAAAAACAAAGGAAAAACCGCACTCAGTATTAAAGACGTGGAGAAAAAATTTGAAGGTAGGGGGGCGATTAGAGATGCATTTGTTTACGCAGTTAGAGATTTAAATAAAGCAATTGGTGCCTTATCTAAAAAACAACAAGATAAAATATTTGGTAATGGTAGTAAATTTATGAGTTTAGAGGTTCTTTGGCCTGCTAGTGAAAACGTAATCAATTATGACTTAACAGAAATTATTTTTCATGGAGCAACAGAATATGATGATAATGGTCGTCCAATAGGTTCAGCAAAAGATAGTGCGAGAATGTTGCGTGGTATGATTAAACAAGTCAACCAACATGTTCAAAAACATTATAAAATATCTAAACCTAATTTTGTTACAGTTCCAAAGCATCAAGATTTTGGTAAAATGAAAAAAAAGTTTCACAATAGATTGTCAAAACTACAAAGTGAGTTTGCACTTAATGATAATGATACACTTGGATTGTATCATCAGAGATTTTGGGAAGAATTTATATATAATGCGAGTAAACAACATAAATATAAAATACCACAGAATATTTTGAAACGGTTGACAAAAAGATGGGCTTTTTTCGATAAATCATTTTCAATTAGAGATATGAAGGCATCTATCGATAATGATAATTTTTTAGATTGGGCTCTGACAACTGATAAGATAGATAAAAATAGAATGGTCAAAGAAAACATGAAACCTTTTGAAGAATTATTCTTTGAGGTTGGTGCTGAGATAATGTTAAACATGGATGGTTGGTTGGCTGTAAATCCAGCAAAATCTGTTCAATCGATACGAAAAAAATTAAAATCTGCAATTAGTGATATTAAAAGTGGTGGTGATTTGAAGAAATTGAATAGGTTGAAAATACAGTTGGATAGATTGAACGCCATTGGTGGATTCAAAGCAATCGTCCCTACAGAAGGGTTAGTGTTTAAATACAATGGTAAAACATATAAGTTTACTGGTGCATTTGCTCCAATAAATCAAATTACTGGCATGATGACATTCTAATGATTACACATCTAAAGAAAAATAAAACCACATATTGGAAACATTGGCGTAGAGCTATGAAATTAAGTTGTGCTCTATTTATACATGCCTGGTTACCAGATTTATTTAGTGATTATGCGACTAAGGAGTTATACAATGAGTAATATAGAAAAAATACAGAAGATGTATAAGGGGATTTATGACCGACCAGTAAAGGTTGGATATGAGTCCAAAACTGATAATATGAGAAAGGAAGGTGAACAGTGGACGGATGCTCGTGGTCGTAGTTGGGAAATAAAAGATGGTAGTCGAAAACAAATTACAAAGATACCACCAAGGGGGTTTGATAAATGTGGTGATTGTGAAAAATTAATACTTAAGGACATTGACCAACAAACATATAATAGAATGTCAAGATGTTACCATTGTCAAATTAATTTTGAAGCAGACTTAAAAGCTAAAGGTAAATGGAAGGATTGGGTTGCTGACATGGAGAAACAAAGATGGGAAAAGGTATTGAAAGAATACGAATCAGAATTAGAAAGTATAAAGAGTAATAAAGCTTTACAATTTGATAAGACGGTTGCTAAGGCGATTGCTAACAATGAACACGATAAATGAGTAATCTTAAACAAGCAATAAGACAAAACTATCTTAAGTGTGGTAAGGATCCATCTTATTTTATAAATGAGTTCTGTGTGATTCAACATCCTCAGAGAGGTAAGATTAAATTTAAACTTTTCCCCTATCAGTATGATGTTTTAAAAGAGTATGGAACTAATGATTATAATGTCATTTTAAAATCACGTCAGCTCGGTATATCAACTTTGACAGCTGCTTACTCTCTTTGGATGATGTTATTTCATGCGGATAAGAATATTCTATGTATTGCGACATCGAAAGACACTGCGAAAAATTTGGTCACAAAAGTCCGTATCATGTATGAGGGGTTACCACAATGGTTAAAGACTGCTATAGTGGAGAATAATAAATTATCCCTTATATTTAAAAATGGCTCACAGATAAAGGCTATTGCTTCTAATGAAAGTGCCGGTCGTTCAGAAGCCCTATCTCTACTCATCTTGGATGAGGCTGCTTTTATAGACAAGATTGATACTATTTGGACTGCTGCACAACAGACATTAGCCACTGGTGGTAAATGTATTGCTATATCCACACCCAATGGTGTAGGTAATTGGTTTCATAAAACATGGATGGATGCGACCGATGGGTTGAATAAATTTAATACTGTAAAGCTACATTGGACAGACCATCCTGAAAGAGATGAAAGTTGGAGAAGAGAACAAGACCGAATATTAGGACCGAGTAAAGCAAGTCAAGAGTGTGATGCTGACTTTCTTAGTTCTGGTAGGTCTGTTGTTGACCCAAATATACTTGAATGGTATAAATCAAAATCATGTTGTGAGCCAAAAGAAAAAAGCGGATTTGATAGAAATTTATGGATATGGGATTATCCCAACTATGATAAGAATTATTTAATATGTGCTGATGTGGCTCGTGGAGATGGGACAGACTACTCAGCAGCTCAAGTTTTTGATATAGAAGAGATGGAACAAGTTGCTGAATATAAAGGTCAGTTGGGAACAACAGAGTTTGGAAATTTTCTAATAGAACTAGGGACTAAATATAATGATGCTTTACTTGTTGTGGAAAACAACAATATAGGTTGGGCTACACTACAGACAATTATTGATAGGGGATATGAAAATCTTTTCTATCAAGAGAAAAATCATTTAATTGTAGATGAAGATATACAACACACAAACAAATATAGAAGTATAGACAGAAATAAGATACCAGGTTTCACTACAACAATGAAATCTAAACCATTGATTATTGCTAAAATGGAAGAATACACTCGTGAAAAAATGGTAAAAATAAAATCTACACGATTAATTGATGAACTTTTTGTATTTATATATAAGAATAGTAAAACTGAAGCATTAGATGGGTATAATGATGACCTTGTGATGTCATATTCTATTCTTCTATGGATAAGGGATACGGCTATTCGTATTCAATCAGAAAGAAATGAGTATCAGAGTAGTTTGGTCGGTGCGATTGGAAACCTAAATGGTAATACAACTGTGATGACACCATCTGCTCCTAAAAACAATCCGTATAAAGTTAAACTTAAAAACGGAGAAGAAGAAGATTTAACTTGGCTATTGGGGTAAAAAATGGCAGATAATTTATTTACAAGACTTGGTAGATTATTTCAATCAAATGTTATAATCAAAAAAACAGATGATAACAGACTAGTTGTTAAAGATTTAGATTACACACAGACTAGCTTAACATCAAATTTTATTGACCGTTACAATAGAATGATACAGAACACTTATTCCAACCCCTACTCGGTTGCTGAGAATAGGAGAGCAGCATACGAAATTAGAAAACACGATTTGTTCAAGGATTATGAATTAATGGATCAAGACCCAATCATTTCGTCTGCTCTTGATATATATTCTGATGAATCAACCGTAGAAAACATAGAAGGTGAAATTTTAAAAGTAAAAAGCGAAAACACGAAAGTTCAGAAAATTTTACATAATTTATTTTATGATATTATAAATATTGAATTTAATCTTTGGAGTTGGATTCGTAATATGACAAAATATGGTGACTTTTATTTACAACTTGATATTTTAGACAAGTATGGAGTGGTAAATGTTAAACCTATTTCTGCTTATGACATAACAAGATTAGAAGACCATGATGTTGAAAATCCACAACTTATACAATTCGAAATTGCAACTGATAAAAAAGAGGTAAAAGAAAATTACGAAATAGCACATTTTCGTCTTTTATCAGATACAAACTTCTTACCTTACGGGCGCTCAATACTTGAGAATGGAAGAAAGATATTTAAACAATTGACACTCATGGAAGATGCTATGTTGATACACCGTATTATGAGAGCGCCCGAAAAAAGAGTTTTTAAGATTGATGTTGGTAACATACCACCGAGAGAAGTTGAACAGTTTATGCAAAGAATCATCAACAAGATGAAGAAGACACCTGTTATTGACCAAAACACAGGTGAGTATAACTTAAAATATAATGTAGAGTCAGTTACCGAAGATTACTTTCTACCTGTTCGTGGTGGAGACAGTGGAACGGAGATTGATACTCTACCAGGTCTTTCTAACAATGACCAAATAGACGACATAGAATATTTAAGAAACAAACTTATGGCGAGTCTAAGAATACCGAAGGCTTTCTTAGGATACGAAGAGGGACTAAGTGGTGGTAAAGCCACTTTAGCTGCTGAAGATGTCCGATTTGCTAGAACCATAGAAAGATTACAGAAAATTATTGTAAGCGAGTTAACCAAAATAGGTATAGTCCATTTATATTCACAAGGGTTTGATGATTCAGATTTGATTGACTTTTCATTAGAATTACAAAACCCCTCTATGATACACGAACAAGAGAAATTAGAATTGATGAATCAACAACTTGATATAGCCGAAAAAGCAATTGATTCAAAATTGTTCAGTAGAAATTGGATTTATGACAATGTTTTTGATTTAAGCGATGAAGAAAAAATAACCATTTATGAGTCAATTGTTGAAGACACTAAACAAAAATTTAGACTTGACCAAATCGAACAAGAAGGGAATGACCCTTCGAAACAAGAGCCTGAGACAGATGAAGATGATGACGAACTTACCGTGTCACGTCAAGGCGATTGGGGGGGAAGTGAAAAAGACCCGTTCAAAGATAGGGAGACTATGAAAGATAAATACGGTCACACTTCACTCAAGGATGTTGATAGGTCATATGGTAAAAGAGAATTTAAAGGTAAATCACCTTTTGCTACTTCAAAAGCAAGCACAGTTGTTGCCAGAGAAGGTATATTAGACCAACTCAAGGAAAAGTTTCCTAAAAAAAGACAGTCTATGTTAAGTGAAGACAACATAATAAAAGACTAAAATACCTCTTAATCTAAATTCTGTTATATTTATATATGAATAATTGTATCAAATTACTTTGGAATATTTTATGAGCAGATTTAAGCACAGTAAATTGAGAAATACAGGTCTTTTGTTTGAGTTTTTACTTAGACAAGTCACCGTTGATGTGTTGAATAAAAAGAAAGAGTCACCGGCTCTAAAAATTATAAAAGCTAAATTTAATGAACATACTGAGATAGGTAAAGAGTTAGCACTTTACAATACTTTAATTAATCAAAAATTTAAATCAGATAAAAAAGCTGATTTCTTTTTATCTGAGGTTATAAGACAAAGAGATAAACTGAATAACCAAAATTTAAGAAGAGAAAAATATAACATCATTGCCTCGATAAAGGAGAACTATGATGTTAATCAATTATTTAGCTCGAAGATTCCAAATTATAAATTATACGCATCCATATACAAATTATTCGAAGGTATTAATCAAATGGGTGCTGATGAGAAAACAGAGAGTTATTTTATAATAATTGAAAACGTTACCACCGTTGAGCATAAAGAAGAAAAATCTTATATGCCACAAGAATTTAAAGATAAAGATTTACGTATATTATCTTATAAAACTCTATTAGAAAAATTCAACAAAAAATATTCAAATTTATCTGATGAACAAAAAAATATATTGAAGGAATATATAAGTAATATTTCAAACACAAACAATTTTTCAATATTTGTGGAAAAGCAAATACCAAATATAAAGGCAACGTTAAATAAAAAAGTAAAAAAAGTAAACGATAAAGTTTTACAGATTAAATTACAAGAGGCAATTAACTGTGTGGAAAAATTTTGTCTCAAAGAATCAAAAAATACAGATGATAATTCTGTTGTTCAATTATTGAGATATTATGAACTTTCAAAAGAACTCGACAAGATTTAACGAAATAGTAAGGGGTTTGGTAATGAAACTATTTCAACAAAAAATTAGTGAAATAACGACTACTGCTAGTATAGACCCTATTATGACACCTTATGCTTTCGGTAAGAAAATTAATAAAAAAAGAAAAAAAGATATAGAGAAACAAACGGGCTATAAATTCATAGACGAGAATGTATCAAAAGATGATTTACAAAAAATTAAAAAACAAATTAGAAAAGAGGTATCAGATATCCTATTTGATATTTGGGTAAAACGCTCATCTTGGGGGGGAAGATAAATGTCAGCTTATCAAGCAGATCCTAATAATAATAAAAAACAAACACCAAAGGGTCGACCTGCCAGTGCGATTAGCAAGGCTACTACTCCACCGTCAAAGGTGATTCAAGATAGACCAAATTATATCATGGTAAATGTTGAAGGGTCATATACTTTTTGTTATGAATCTACAGCATCTTTAGGTGGTGGTCATGGTGACCTAACAACATATATTTCCGGTTCAAAAATAGACGATGGGGCAGGACCTATACGACTAGATATTAATCCTATCGCTTGGGAACAAGCTGATGGGAGTCCGGTAGTCGGAAATATAACATTTATTTACACAGGTGATTTGGGGTAATATCATGAACAAAAAATTATTAGTAGACGTTAGACCATTCGAGATATCAAGACAAAAAATAGACGAGTCCATAAAAGAAAATAATGGAAGACTTGTTGTAAAAGGTGTATTACAAAGAGCCGAATCAAAGAATCAAAACGGAAGAGTTTACCCACGAGAAGTATTATTAAAAGAAGTTTCTAAATATTTAGAAGAACAGGTAGCTGAACGAAGAGCACTCGGTGAACTCGACCATCCAGAATCCTCTGTTGTTAATTTGAATAATGCGTCACATAACGTTATTGAGATGCATTGGGATGGTGATGACCTTTTAGGAACTGTGGAGGTTCTATCTACACCAAGTGGAAACATATTAAAAGAACTATTTAAATCAGGTATTAAACTTGGTATTTCATCAAGAGGATTAGGCAGTGTAGAGCCAGTAAATGAAAAGAATGGTGAGGATGGAACTGTTGAGGTTCAACCAGACTTTGAACTTATTGCTTTTGACTTTGTATCCAATCCATCCACACACGGTGCTTTTATGAGACCAGTCAATGAAGGTGTAGAAGAGCAAAAACCTGAAACTAAAATTGAATCTATTATCAACTCTATAATGAGGGGATAAAATGCCTTCGGTTTCCAAGAAACAACAGAAGTTCATGGGAATTGTTCGGTCAATCCAAAAGGGTGAACAACCCGCAAGTAAATTTTCTAAAGCTGCTCAAGATGCCGCGAAAGAAATGAAACCAAAAGATGTTGAAAAATACGCCAAAACTAAACATAAAGGTCTCCCCGCAAAAGTCCGACAAGAAATAGAAGAATATGTTGACTTTTTTATACAAGCTATTGATGAAGAATTTAATTTAAATGAAAATCCAGCAGCCATTGCTGCTGCTCAAAGAATGGTTGTTCAAAACAAAGCTGGAAAAAAAGTTTCAGTTATGACTGCTAAAAATAAATCCTATGCTGATAAAGACCCCTCGGCACATAAAAAAGCTAAAAGTATATTTCAGAAGATAAAAGACAAACTTAAAAAAGAGGGGATGGTTGAAGCCGTATATAAACTTAAACGAGGTAGCACAAATAAGGATTTAGATGAACTCGATGCTTTATTGGCTAGAGCTGGATACAAAGGCACACCAAACTTCAACAAAATGACATGGTCAACAAAAGATAAAAATCCTAAAATAGGAAAAATTATAAAAAGTAAAGGTGGAAAAAAAATACGAGAGGGAACCTGTGGTTACGGTATAGATGGGAAGATTGGAGAAGAACCAGCAGGTCCTAACTTAATCAAGAAAGTTAAAGCTATATCAAAAGACAAAGAAAAGAAAAAATTATTAAAATCAAAGAAAGTAAATGAAAGACTAAACCAATCACAGGCAAAAACATTGTTAAGACAATTGGGTGGTAACAAATTTATCATGATGACTGGTGCTAAACAAATGTCAATAGGTAAAAATGGTTTAACAATTAAGATTGGTAGAAACTCAAAAAGTATAACTCATGTGGCCATTGATTTAGATAGAGGTAAAGATTTATACATAATGAAATTTATTAGAGTTAGAAAAGGTATACCAAAAGTTGTGAAACAATACGATGGTGTTTATGCCGACAATCTAAATAATATATTTGAAAAAGAAACTGGTTTATACACAAGGCTGTAATTATGAAAGAAACTATTCAAAAAATTGCTAATGGAAATTTACCAACAGGTCCTGATAAATATTATGGGGGAGATGGTCTACCTGATTGGATGCAGTTTAGCATCACAGTTGGTATGTTCGGATTATTGTATTGGATATTACATTTGTTGTTTCATCCAACATTAGAACTTGATGAAACTCATAGGGATTTATTGAACATTATTTTAGGTAGTTTTATTGCTTCATTCGGTAAGACAATAGACTTTTGGTTTAGACACTCTAAAAAGACTAAAGAGGCGAAGTAATGGGTATCTTAGGAACAATAACAGGTTTTCTCAGTGGTGGGGATACCTTGAAACAAGTCGGTGGAATCATTGATGACCTACATATGTCAGGTGAGGAGAAAGCCGAGGCTAAACAAAAACTGGAAACAATATTAATACAAGCTGAACAAGCAGCACAAGCACAAGTATCTGCTCGTTGGGAAGCTGATATGAAACACGGTAGTTGGTTAAGTAAAAACATCCGACCAATAACCTTAGTGTTTCTCACAGTGATGTTTACCATTCTGAGTTTATTCGATGGTAATTTGAAAATTGCTGGGGAGGAGTTTAGAATTGCTGATGCCTATATACCTGTATATCAAACCTTATTGATGGTGGTGTATGGTGCTTATTTTGCTGGTCGTTCAATTGAAAAAGTAAAAAAAGTAACCAAATGATTAGGTTAAAAGCCCTTATAAAAGAAGAACAACTTGATGAAAAAGCCTATGTTGATACTAATGGCACATTCGAGGTAAAAGGTTTTGGTGGAAATAATGTTTTCATAAAAACCAAAAACTTACAAATAAATTTGTCTTTCAAAGGTGATGAATTAAAAGATGCTTTGAATAAAGGTAAAGGTAGGGGTAAGGTAGTGATGGCCGGAGTAAAAACAAATGATTAAATTAAAGAAGTTAATAAACGAAAACAAAGGTGATTTGAAAGAAGTTAAAAAAATAGTTGAACATTTGGAAGGATTGGCAAAACATTATGGAGAGGGCTTTAAAAGATACGAAAAGTATTTCAAATCAGTAACAAGAAAGCTTAACAATATGACAGTTAGAGATGCTGAAAGTTTACTGAAAAAACACAGGAGTTTAGTAGTTTCCCAATACAATAGACAAACAGAATCTACGATAGAAGAATTAATTAAAGAACTAAAAAAAGATGATTAAATTAAAAAAGTTAATAAATGAGAAGACAGTGTCTATGGGACGAGTTCACTCTAATCCATATGCTTCATCGTTTAAATCACCTAAACAGATAGAAGAAGATGGACACACTGATGTTCCATCTGCTATAAGAAAATTAAAAACATCTATTGAAGATGCTAACGAAATAATGAATAAACTCAATAGTATGTCAGAAGAACAATCACTACCAAGTTGGTGGACAGATAAAATTACTCTTTCTGCTAACTATCTTAATAAGGCTAGAGATTATATATTAAACTCAAAGGAAACCGAATAAGATAATATTTATTATTATGAAAGACCAAATTACATATAACGGAAAAAAATACAAAAGAGTTGATGAAAGTCTTGATAGAAGAGTAACCGTAAAAGAAGTTCGCTCTTGGTTAAAAAAATTAGAAGAGTTTCGTTACAGAAAAATAAGAAATGTTGATGCTAGAAGAGTTACTTCTTTTATCAATAGTAATTTAAGTGAAACAGATTTACCGAGTTCCTTACAGAAGAAGTGGGAACACGCCAAATACGGTAGAGAAAAACATTTGGCAGACAAATTTATCAAAGAAAAAATTAAACAAAAATTATCACAGAATGAGGGTGTGGATATGAAAAATATTAGTTTGTTAGGAATTGTTGAGGATTTAGAGCCAGTTAACAGACCTCAATCTAGTGTAAATCGATATGAAGTTATAGAGGCTGTAAAAAACTATCAAAGGATAGGTGGAACTCTTTTTGAAAATAATGGCATCATAGATGTAGCAAAACAACTAGTTAGTATTGCTGAGGCAGCTCAGAACCATGTTTTAAGTGAAACGGATGATTGGTTTGATATAGTTTCTGTTAAGAGAAATATGAAAGAATTAAAAGGATTGACAGGTCAGTTTAAAAAAGCAGCTGTTGAAGCAAATTCTGTGAATGAAAGGTTGAATGCGTTATATGAAGATATGGGTAATATTTTAAATCGTTATTATGATATTGATGAGGCATTAGATCCTGTTGGTAAAGAAGATGGAGATATTGATAACGATGGTGACACCGATGATAGTGATAAATACCTAGCAAATAGAAGAAAGGCTATTGCTAAAGCAATTAAAAAACAAAATGGAGATAAGTAGTTTATTTATATATTTATCTTTAATATTATGGCAAATCGGTTTTATAATATGGATATTATTGAAACTATTTTATAAACCAAAAGAAATAGGTTCTAAAAATTATACATCTACTCAAGTCCCTCAGGTTGAAGTTAAACAATCAAACACTAAACCGTCCCACGTAGATGTGATGGTTAGAAAGCAAATCAAAACAAATAAACCAACTTCATCAACAGTTAAGTCCGATGAGGTCATTGTGGGTAAGGTGTTGAATAAAAAAAATAAATTAAAACAAATCAGAAGAGGTAATCATGGCTAAAGGATTAGATTGTGGAACATCATTTTATATAGCAGCAACAGAGGACGTAATTAAAAAACAGAGAAATGCTTTTTTGACAGTTGATGGGGAAGTTAATCAAGTGAAAAGAATGTTAAAACGTCAAGGTATACCTTTTGTGGAAAAAGCTGGTAAAATACACATCGTTGGTCAACATGCGTTTAATTATGCCCAAATATTCTCAACAGCGGAATTAAGAAGACCGATGAAGAGTGGTTTATTGAACCCAACTGAGAAAGATGCCTTACCTGTCCTTAACGCTATCATAGGTGAATTACTTGGGGATGCAAAAGATAATGAGACTTGTGTCTATTGTGTTCCGTCAAAACCTATCGATGTCCAACGAGAAGTTAGTTATCATGAAGATGTTCTTAAAACAATAATCGAACAATACGGATATTCAGTAAAAAAGATTGAAGAAGCAGTTGCTATTGGATATGAGGGTTTGATTGATACTCAGTTAACAGGTGTAGCGATTTCAATGGGCGCTGGAATGTGTAATATAGCTGTGATGTATCAAGGAATGACTGCTCTGTCTTTTAGTGTGAGTAGAGGTGGAGATTGGGTCGATGAAAATGTATCAACCGATACTGGTGTCCCAAAAGCAAAAGTTACCAATATTAAGGAGAGTTCATCAACGTTGGATTTATCAACAGCAAATTATCAAAATATATACGATGAAGACACTGATGAAGCCAATGTCTTGATAGCTATTCGTTCATATTATGGTGCTTTGATAAATTATCTTTTAACAAATCTGAAGATACAATTCGAAGGTGTTGAAAACGTTCCTAATTTTCCTGAACCAGTTCCTATTGTAATAGGTGGTGGGACATCTTTGGTAAAGGGATTCTTAGACGTTTTCAATGAACAATTCGACCAAAATGAATTCCCAATACCTATATCGGAAATAATACATATCGAGGATGCACATACAGCAGTTGCCCGTGGCTGTCTCTCAGAAGCACAACTCATAGAAGAAGAGGGGTAGATTATGTTTAGAAAAAAAAGAAAAAAGAAAAAAGCATCCTCTTTGTTATACGTTGATGCTAGTAACAAATCAATTGATAGGGCATTAGCTGAATTTAAAAAAAGAGTGAAAAATTCTAATTTATTAAAAGAGTTGAGAGAAAGAGAGTTTTATGAAAAACCCTCTGTGACTGCTAGAAGACTTAGAAAGTTAAGACTTAGAAAAGTAAAAAAACTACACACTAACTAGTTTTTAATTTTTATCATTATACTTATATATAACCTCAATACTCTGTGAGCTACAGAGTCTAATAAAATTAATCCTTAATTAAAGTTCCAGAATAACTTTATTCCACTATACAAAATAGTATGGAGAGACAATATGTCTGATTTATTAAAAGAAGCTATCGCTGATGCTAAAGCAGTTCGTGAAACCGCACTTGCTAATGCCAAAATGGCTCTCGAAGAAGCATTCACTCCCCATCTAAAATCAATGTTGTCGGCTAAACTGTCTGAGGAAGATGAAGATGTTTACGAAGGTGCTCACGAAGACGATGAAGAAGAAACCGATGAGGGTATGAAACCTCGTAGGGAAGATGACGATGATGAGATGGAAGAAGGAATGCACAAGGATGACCCTCGACGTGAAGACGATGATGATGAGATGGAAGAAGGAATTATTGAAGTCGATGGTGTTAGGTATGCTCCAATCCAAGAGGATGACGTTGAAGAGGGAATGCACGACAAACCTCGTAGAGAAGACGATGACGATGAGATGGATGAAAACCTAGACCTTGAAGAAGTCATAAAAGAACTCGAAGAAGAGTTGAATGAGTCTGAGCCTGTTGAAGAAGAAGAATCTGTTGAAGAGGGAATGCATGATAAACCTCGTAGAGAAGACGACGACGATGAAAAGAAAGACGAATCCGTTGAACTCGACGAAGAAGAAGACCTCGAAGAACAGTCAAAATCTTCCGGTATAGGTGCTGGTGACAATAAAGTCACTATGGCTAGTGCTGCAGATGAAGAAGATCCTGGCAAGGGTAAGATGAAAGAGTCTGTCGAAAAGCTACAAGGCGAGCTTAATGAGTATAAGGAAGCAGTCACTTATCTAAGAGACAAGCTTCATGAAGTTAACATTCTTAACGCTAAACTACTCTATACCAATAGATTATTTAAAGAATACGTATTGAGTAACGACCAAAAACTCAAGATTGTTGAGACCTTTGATAGAGCTCAAACAACTCGTGAGATTAAGTTAGTCTACACAACTCTTGCGGAATCTTTTAGAGATAATGGTAACGAGAAGAAAGAAGTCGTTAAGGAATCATATGCTAGTAAGAAATCTGGTGGAACTGCACCAAAGACTAAAATCATTACTGAGGAAAGTCAAGTAGCAGATCGTTTCAGAAAACTTGCTGGTCTAAAATCTTAACCGCTTAATTTTGGAGAACGATAATGAGCGAATACATAAACGAAACTCTACTTGATGCCTCCCCTTTGAAGAGGCAAAAAGATGAGTCAGCAAAGCTCGTTAATAAGTGGGAAAAATCTGGACTTTTAGAGGGTATGAATAACGAATGGCAAAAGTCTGGTATGGCAACATTGTTGGAAAACCAGGCACGTCAGTTGATATCTGAAAACTCTAAAACATCCCCAAGCGCCGGTGGTGGTGTAGGTGATGAAGAATGGTCTGGTGTTGCTCTTCCACTTGTAAGACGAGTATTTGGTAACATCGTTGCACAGGAACTAGTTTCTGTTCAGCCGATGAATTTACCTTCAGGACTTGTTTTCTACCTAGATTTCAAATATGGTTCAACAGTCGGTAAAATTGCCGAAGGTGAATCACTAGGTGGTAAAACAGGACCTAACAATCCATCTGGTTCAGTTGCTCCTTTTGGAGAGGATGGACTTTACGGTGTAGGTAGATATGGCTATTCAATAAGTCATTCTGCTGCTAACAATATTACTTTTGGTGGTGCTGAATTAGCCACATTAAAAGATATTGATTTTAACAGTGAAGTAACTGCGTCAGTAAATAGTGGTCATCAAATTTTCAAGGTGACTGCTTCACTATCTAATTTCACAGACGGTGATCCGTTATCTGTAAGAGCATGGTCATTTACAGAAGATGCCAGTGATGTAAAAGTTTTAGAACAATTCACCCAAGTTCAAGGTGGAAATGTTGAACTTTTCGTCTCTGCTTCATCTATCGGTAATGCGACAGGCTCCTACGATGTGAAATATCTAAAACAAACCACTGCTGGTAACAGAGGTGATTTTGAGGATAGAATAGGTGATGCTACAACTAATCAGTTGGGTATACCTGAAGTTAACCTTGAAATGAGGTCTCTACCAATTGTTGCTAAGACTCGTAAGTTGAAAGCTGTCTGGTCACCTGAGCTTGCTCAAGACTTGAATGCTTATCATTCAGTTGATGCTGAAGCAGAATTAACAAGTATGTTAAGTGATTACATCTCAATGGAAATTGATTTAGAAATTCTTGACATGTTAATTGCTGATGCGGTCACAGTTGATTACTGGTCAGCAAAAGCTGGTGAGGATTTTGATTCTGCTACTAACAATTTCGTGACAACCACATTTTATGGAACACGATTTGAGTGGTATCAAACCTTGGTATCCAAGATTCAAAAAGTATCAAATGAAATTCATCGTTTGACGCTAAGAGGTGGTGCTAACTTTGTAGTTGTTGCTCCAAAGATTGCCACAATACTTGAATCATTACCAGGCTACGTAAGTCAGCCAGGTGAGGGTGGACAAGAGAACTTTAGCATGGGCATCTCTAGGGTTGGTCAAGCTGCTGGTCGATACACGGTCTATAAGAATCCTTATATGACTGAGAATTCCATTCTTGTTGGATTCAGAGGTAGTAACTTCTTAGAAACTGGTGCGGTATACTCACCTTACGTTCCGTTGATTACAACTCCGTTGGTATACGATCCTAGTGATTTTACACCAAGGAAAGGTGTGATGACGAGATACGCTAAGAAGATGATTCGTCCAGAGTTCTATGGTTTGATTCACTGTAAATCACTTGATTTAGTATAATCTAATCATAAGTCTGATACATAACATAGGGGGGAGACATTAGTTTCCCCCTTTTGTTTTCCAAAAGGTTATATTTATAGGTAGGAGAATTACATATTATGCCAAAATTAGAATTTGCTTACATCGATCCTACTGAATTTTCATCAGGTCAAACACCATATGGAACGTATGATGGCGATACAACTTTTCAGTCTGATATTGTTTCTGTTACGAAGTGGTGTGCGAAAAGATTAGGTCATCCTGTTTTACAACTTGAAATACCAAGTGGTTCAATATTTGCTTGCTTTGAAGAAGCCGTAAACGAATACTCCCAGCACATTAACAATTATAATATTAAAAATTGGATGTGGGAACAATATGGTGAAAAGAATAGAATATCTGGTTCATTAGGAACTGGTTCTTCAAATCCTGTAACACCTTCGTTAGGTCCTTCAGTAACGTTATCAGATAAATACGGTCAAATCGTCGGGTTAAATGAAAACTATGATTTAAAAAAAGGTTATATAGAATTAAGTGGTTCTGTTCAAGATTATGATTTACAAGGAGTTTGGGCTGATGTCAGTGAGAGTGGTAAGAGAATAGAGGTTCACCGAGTTTTTAATCACCAACCAGCAGCCGTGTCAAGATTTTATGACCCTTATGCGGGAACATTTGACCAACGTCAGTTATTAGATGCTTTTGGTTTTGGTAATGTATCTCCAGCAATTTCATTTGTGTTGAAACCGATATCTTATGATTTAGCTAGAGCGAATGCTATTGAGACTTCAGACTTAGTAAGGAAAAGTGCGTATTCGTTTGAAATACACAATAACAATCTCAGAATATTTCCTGAACCACAAGAAGGAGATGCTGGGGAAAAAATTTGGTTTGAATATTATGTCAAGGATGATATTAGAAATACGAATAATCCAAATGCTTCTCTACAAGGTGGTGTATCAGATCCTTCTAATGTTCCATATAGGTTTATTACCTATAGCTCCATTAACCAACCTGGTCGGCAATGGATTAGAAAATATACATATGCTCTGTCAAAAGAACTTTTAGGTATAATAAGGAGCAAATATAGTTCGATGCCAATACCAGATGGAGAGGTGACGTTAGATGGTGAAGCACTTAAAACAGAGGGTAGAGAGGAAAAAGGACAACTTTTAGAAGAATTAAAAGAATTTTTAGAGTCAGTGAGCCTAACCGAAAAACTTAAGGCAGAAGCAGAGGAGTCGAATGCCCAAAGAGAAGTTTTGGCTAAGGCACCATTAAAAATTTACATAGGATAAATCATGTCTGCTCGTAGACCTTTTTTCATATCACAAAAAGAAATCAATCTATTTGATTTTATGAATGAGGAGTTAATCGATGAGATCGTAGGACAAACAGTGGATATTTATAAAGTTTCACCAGAAAATACTAACTCTAATATATATGGTGAATCAACCACTAAATATTTCAATGTCGGATTTAGGGTGAATTGTCTTATTAGATATAACGCACCTGAGGTTGAACAATTTCAAGAAGTAGGACCTGATAACAATTCTACAATAGATTTGATGTTTCAAAGAAATAATTTAGCCAGTGGTTCACTGAACTTTTTTCCTGAAGCCGGTGATATCTGTGATTGGAATGATTACTATTGGGAAATCAACGGTGTAACGGAACCACAGTTGATTGGTGGACATCCTAATTTCAGTCATGCTATCAAGGCTACAGCACATCGTAGTAGATTATCATCGTTACAAATTGAGGAGAGACCAAGATGATTAAGTTAAGAGATTTAATAATAGAAACAGTAGATGGCGACGTATTGAGATTTTCTAAAAAGGGCGCTTCCAAACCTTTTCTAAAGGACTTTGATAGAGTGTTTAAAAAGAAGTCTAAAGAATTCGGATATGGTAAATTAGATAAAAAAACACAAACCTTAAATGTTCAGATATCTAAACCAGCTGGATTTGATAAACCAATAGAAAGGGAAATGAGAACTGGTATAGAAATAGATTATGAATTCGGTAGCAGTTATTCGTTGGATGATTTCAAAAAAGATTTAAAAAAATTTAGAGGGTATAAAATAAAACAAGAACTTCCGGTAACTTTTACATTGACAAAAGGGGATTTTGTATATAGTATAACTTACATAGATGGTCTAAGTGGCACGTTCGTAATTGCGAGCACAAGAAAATAATGGCTGTTCAAATGTTAGACAAGGTATTAATAATGAAACCAAGACGGTCTCATTCAGTGGAGTCAACGCCCATAGAAAGTGCCGTTGACAACACAATAGATAATATCTATGGTGAACCACAACCCGATAGATTTGACGAGATAATAGATTTACTAAAACAAGGTAGTATCTATGGAGAGAAAAAAGAAATAACGATGGGTGCCGTAGAGGTGCCGATTGAAAAACAAATATCAATAGATAAAGTTTCAACTGATGGATTGAAATCTGAAGAGTATAGAAATGAATCAAAAAGTAATTTAGATAAACTTAGGAAACTAAGAAATGGCAATTAAACCAATTACTAACGAAAACGCACCAAATAAGTCTACAATAAATAGAGCAGAACAGACTAGTATCCGTAGTGAAAAAGGTAATCCGAAGGTTGTTATAAAAAAGCCCGGTGGTCAAAATGCTGGTAAAGGTTTATCGATTGGTGTTCAAGAAATAGACACTGCTGTTATAAAACATGTTAAAAATGTAATGAAACCAAAAATACAAGAATCTAATGAGACAATATCAGTTCCTGTTTTATATGGCAACGAAGAAAGATGGAAATCAATAAAGTCAAGAAATACTCTACGAGATAAAAACGGTTCAATCATTCTACCACTAATGGTTTTGAAAAGAACATCTATTGCTTTTGATGATTCAATGCCATTGTCTTTTGATAATGATGTAAGAGGTAAGTTCATATCTGTTGTTAGGTCAAGCAGCGGATGGAGTAAAAATAATAGATATGATAGGTTTGCGGTATTAACTGGTCC